GCATAGGCATCACGGAATGATGTTTTCAGACCAGGATATTTTCTTTGGACTTTTTTCTCAATTCGAGCATCTTCTACAACATTCAAAAATGACTTGTAGTTTTTACCCTTAGTTTTGTCGGAAGAGGCATCATGCCAACCTTCCGCAGGAGTATAAAGTGCATGACCGACTTCATGTCCACCGAGCAGGTCATACATTACTCCAGACATATTTTGCCAAATTGGAAGATACAGCACACGATTTTTTGGGTCGAATTTGGCAGTTCGAATCTTTTGGTGTTGTATGGAGAGGTTCTCAGTTGCCATCAATTTGGCAAGTTGAGACTTTTGCTGAACAGTAAATGTCATAATGTAGTTAATCTTTCACTTTTGATACTACCATTGTAACATAGTATAGCGAAACTGTCAAGCTGTCGTGTTGCGAGGAAGCAACACTCTAACCTGTTGATTTGTAAGGGAGAAATATGGGGTTTCTCAGTCATGGTCGTATTGTATCACAACCAGACTGGAAAAGAGGCAATTATGGTTTATAGAATACGAATATAGGTTCGTACTTGAGCCACATTTTATCGTTGATTTTGCAGAAGTTCTTTGCCTTGGGCAAACCTGTTTCAGTATCAATTCGATTCCCTCCAGGCATCTGTGCAAGTGCCATCTTTATCTTACCCTTATATATCATTCCTTTAGAGGTAAGTATGTCAATCGAATCTTGTTCTAATGGCAACATCTCACCACCGAACACAGCATCAGCAATGTTCCATAGTAGATATCTGTCATTGTTCAAATACTCTACACAAGTCTCTAATGTCTTGCGAAGAAAACCTTCTCGCCATGCATCATATTGCAAGAACTTCTTGTATGATTGCTCAGGGTCTTCTGAATATGCTTCTTTTGCAAAGTATGGCGGAGATGTGAAAATCATATCTAACTTACCCTTGTACTTCTGAAACTTGGGGTCGTTATGAATCTCTTCTGAACCATGTTGAAAGATTTCGTATGTGTGTGTCTTTGGAAACAAACCAGTTGCACGATATGTCTTTGTATTAAAGAAGTCGGCAAACTCATGGTACTTTGTGCGGCCAGGAGTTGTCGAATGGTCTGTATTTGGGTCAGTACCGATGTAATGAATGTTTCGTTCATCATCAACAGATAGAGCACCCAACAATCTACCACCCCAACCCGATGATGGGTCATAGAGATTAATTTGTTCTTGTGTTTTGATATGGTCTGTATATCGTTCATACAGATACTTTGCAGTCAAAGGTGGAAAGTTAACTGCATACTGACAGAATGAAATACGGAATGCTTTCAGACCAACAGGAAATAACTTCTGACCTTTTTCGTAGATTCGAATACGGAACAACTGTGCATCTTTATGGTCGACATTCGTTGTGCAATTAGCAGGAATCAATCCAGGATTACTTGCGTGTAGTTGCAACAACTCATCTTTAGTGATTCGCAGATAAGTCTGGTCTTTCAAGTCTTCATTGTAACCAGTATACTCTTTATCACCTGCATTAGGTTCTAACCAGTAATCATGTGTGCCGTATGCTCTTGCCTTAGTTTCAAACCAAGTTAAGAATTCATTTGTTGATGTGGCACGGAAGTTCAATGAACCAATTGCAATCACTTGATTTAATTTAATCGGTGTTGAATAGTGATAGAAAGAATCTCTTTTGAAATGCCGTGAGGCATAAGTGATGAATGTGTCTAACAACTCATCTTTGGCGAAGTAATCATAGATTGATTTGCCACTATTCACATCTGCCGTATAGTTGATGCGAGTTTTCATCATGGTCGGGAACCATTGATTGACTGCATTGCCAACTACACTTGTATTACGAATAACATCTTCTTCACCTGTAAGTTCATCTTTAACAAGAAACTTGTGTACAGGAAAAGAAGTCATCTCATTAAACTGGTCAATGATTTCTTGTTCGTCATATCCAACTCTTGGTGGTTGACCCTTTTCATCCCACAGAGACACAATTGTTTTACGAAGTTGAATAGCCCATTCACGGAATTCTTCTTTGTTCATGGCAAGAATCTCTTCAAACTTTTTGTTTGGTTCTGATTCTAGTAACTCTCTATTCTTTTCGTAAAAGTATTTCATTATTTTCCGTTTTCAATTTTATATACAACACCTGGAATATTACCACCAGCCCAACTTATATCACTCACATTAACCATGCCGTTCTTTTCATAGAACCCTCTTGCTCTAGGATTCTCTGCACGAACAGTTAACCAAACAACTTTGTGCATTGAGAAAAACTCTTTCAATACCTTTGTTGCGTTACCAGAACCTTGTTCAATAGTAACAATCTGCCCAATGTGTGCATCACCTTTTTGTGCTTCTACTTTGCCTATTTTTTGTTTTCTCTTATAGACACCAAACACAATCACAACACCATCTTGTAGAATAACATTGTTTGTTGCAATCTTTCGTTTGAGGTAATCTTGCCGTATATGAGGAAAGTAAGCCTTTCTATACGGTGCGAATATAGATTCTATCACAGATAAGTCATCAATAGTGGCAATGTTCATTTCTTGTTACCCATCTTTTTGGCATTTTTCTGAATTCGAACAATTTGTTTTACCATTTTACTTTGTCTCTGTCTTGCCATTTGAATCGCTAAAGGACCTGCATGGTCAATGAACTTAACACCATTCATGTGGTCTAATTCATGCAAGAAACATCTAGCTGTTAATCCATCCAATCTGATTTGTTTAAATGCACCAGTCTCATCATAGAACTCAACATCAACCCAAGATGGTCTGTCAACTTTTAGAAACATGGCAGGAAAAGATAAACAACCTTCATTGTCTTTTGATATCTCTTCCGATTGTGCAACTACTTTTGGATTGATACAAGCAATTTGAAAATGTTCTGTACCAATAACAAAAACTCTTTGCATGATGCCACATTGATTCGCTGATAGACCAACTCCGTTGTAGAGTTTCATTGTCATCTTCAATCTCGCAACAAGATTTTTCATTGTTGGATTTGGCAATGGTTCTTTATATTCAGGAATTGCAACACTCAACATTGGATGATTTTCACCATACAATCTTAATGGTTCAATTCTCTCTTCTGTTACAACACCCGATGTGGTATCAATTGTTAAAACTTCACTCATCTTTTTTCACCCAATCCTCGGCATAAATTTCTGCCTCTTCTTCACTATTAAATCTGGCTGTAAAGTATACACCAGAAGCATTCTTTACTGTGGCAAAGTATCCGTCTTCATCCTTAAATACTCTTGCCTCTGTATTATTGTCACCAAAAAATTTACTTAATTCTCTCATTTTAATATCCTTGAAAAATTCTTTTCTTTAGCAAACTTGATTACATTACTAAACTTGTCTTGTAGAATATCACCTTTATGTGAGATAACAAACAAATTAACACCATCTAGCATATGTAGGATTTTCATCAACTCTTCTGTGCCAGTAGTATCTAGGCTTGAATCAAACACTTCATCAAGTATCAACAAATTGGTATTAGAAGAGTTCTTTAACTTAGCAACGGCACGCCAAGTCAACATTAATGCCATGTCAATTCGTTGTTTTTCACCTTCAGAGAAATTGTTATAAGTAAACTCATCTCTGTGCCTAGATTTGATAGTCTCTTTGAATGATTCGTCAAGGTTAAAATTAACAAAGAAATCCAAGGAGGCTAAATACTTATTGACCAACTTGTTTATGATTGGTAAATACTGTTTAATAATCTTGGTCTTGATGCCTGTATCTTTTAACAAACCAGAAGCGACTTCATAATATGTTTTTTCTTGTATTAATTCTTTCAACTCTTCTTGTAATAGAGACAAAGAATCCTTTAATTCTTTTAGCTCTTGCTGTTCTTTTTCTGACACTACCTTCGATTGCTTAAGTTCTGCAATTTGTTTCTGTAACTTAACAATGTATTTGTTTGTTTCAGTTATAGAAGTATTGTTTGTTGCAATCTTAATTTGTAGTGCTTGAATTTTCTTCTGCACTTCATTAATTGAATTGAGCTTGTTTTGTTCTGCCAATAACTTCTTCTCTAATTCTGAGAGTCCGTGTTCGCACTCGGCCGCCTTGGTCGAAAGATTGGCAATCTCCGTCTCTTTAAACTCAACGGCAATGGTTTGCCGACAGGTTGGACAATCGTCATTATGTTGAAAGAAACTGATATCTTTTCTATATTTGGATACTGTGCTTTCAATTTGCGATTCAAGTTTCGTAATAGTCTTGAGTTTATTCTCAACCGAAGTCTTCTCTTCCACAGAGGCTTGATGTGTAGCAACTTCTGTGATGAGGTTTGCAGTCTCCTCATGTAGGGTCTGTATAACACCCTGATTACTTCGTATCTCTTCATCATACTCATTCACCTTGTCATCATTGTTTTGCTTTAAATCTTTGATGTATTTTTCTTGTAACTCAAACTTCTGTTGAGACAAGTCAATGTCATATTTTTTAGATGTAGTTGAATCTTTGTTACCAGATAACTTCTCTCTAAGAATACCATTCATTGTGGAAAAGATTTGAATATCTAACAAGTCTTCAATGATTGCTCTTCGGTCAGAAGCTGACAACTGCATGAATGGAACAAATGATGCCGAACCAAGAATAACAATCTGTGTGAATGATTTGTAGTTTAACTTGAGAATCGTCTTCTCTAAGATTTCTTGATAGTCTCTTGCCGCAGCATCTTGATTCAACAACTCACCGTTCTGATAGATTTCAAACACATTTGGTTTGATACCTCTAACTACTTTGTATGATTTGTTGTTTGTATCAAACTCAATTTCAATAACACAATCTTTGCCATTGATTGAATTGAGTAGACTAGGTTTGTTGATGTTACGAAATGCTTTGCCAAACAGACCAAAACACAACGCATCAAGTATTGTTGATTTGCCAGACCCATTCTCACCAACAACTAGTGTGTTTTGATTATTGTCTAATTTTATTTCAGTAAAATAATTGCCAGTGGAAAGAAGATTCTTCCACCGCACATAACGAAATACTATCATTCAGTTTTTTCCGTATTCAATGCCTCAACATATAGTTCACGCATCAGAGTTTTTAATTTTTCACCCTCAACATTTAATGTTAGGTTGTCAATATACTTAGATAAGATTGTCATCGTATCTTCAGCTTGGTCAATGATTTCTTGGTCAACATCAATGAGTGTATCAGTAAAGTCCTCAACAATTGATAAGTCTGCAACACCTGCCTTGTAGATGTTATCTAATACGCTATCAAATAAAAATGGATTTTGTTTATTCAATACAACTACTTTGACAAAACAATCCTTTAGTGGTGCATAGTCATATTGTTTCCATGCCTCAAAATCATTAGTTGAATCATCATATATGATTTTATGAAACATCTTGTATGGATTCAAAATGAATTCAATCTCTCTTGTCTCAGTATCAAACACATGAAAACCTCTTGGGTCATTATAATCTGCCCAAGTCATTTCATATTGATTACCAAGATATGTGATATTGCCACTTGTTGACTTGTGATGGAAGTGACCAGACAATACGATATCAAATCTATCAAATAGTTTTCTATCTAATCCTTCGTGACAGATATTGCCTCGATCCATTTCAAAACCTGCAATCTCAAAATGCCCAAATACAACTTCAACAGGTGCAGTCTTTAAAAACTCCATTGACTGTTC